GGTGCACCTACCCGCTGACTTAATTTTAAATTATATTTCTTCTCTTTATTTTGTGTATTAACTAATCCTTGCTTTTCTTTTTCTGTTTTTTGTTGTTGTTCTAACAACTTTTTTTGTTCAACAGTTCTTGAAATATCAGCTTCCATTTGTGCAGCAGCAAGGAAATCTTTAGCCACATCTGATAAATCAGGTACAGCACCTTGAGGTGTAGTTACTGGAACCGTAGCACCAGAACCAGCACCTTGTCCTGCCGCCAAAACCTTATTTAACCCAGCAGCTTGCAAATCAGCAACCCTTCTCTGTATTGCATTATCTTCTCTTGCAAATATTTCTCTCTGTAATCTTTTTTGGTATCTGTAAACCTTTTTCTGAAATCCTAAATTCTTTTCATTTTGCGTCCACTGTGCACCAACATTCATTGCACTGCTTACACCACTTATAAGTGATCCTACTCCCTGCATCAATTCACCTACACCACTCATAATTATACACTCCTTTATATATTGTCTATGAATTGTAACTACTGGTATTTTCAGACCTGTGTCAATTGGCTATATTCACATCAAGAGACGAATATAGCCAATTAAAGGAGAGGGGCTACTCGCCCCCCTCCTTATCCTTTTTCGGCTCTTCCTGAGCCTTTTCCTTGCTTTTAGCGGCTTCCTTAGCCGCCTTCTGAGAGGCTTTAAGCCTCTCAGTTACAGTCATCATGTCTTGACTTGCATCTGCCATGTCATAACCCGGATTTCTTGTTTTGTCCAGAGGTATATCATCATCCTCACCAGTTGGATCATCATATAACGCATTTCGTGACGCTACAAGCCTTTGTCCTGCAAGCATCATATTTTCAATTCTTTTTTTTGCCGGGATATAACCTGATTTTTCAACGATAGATTTCGTATCGCTTTCAACCATAACACTGTGATTTAATTCAATAGCATTATTTGATGTTCTAAATTCTTTTATTTTCATTTTATTCTCCTTAATTGTGATCTATAAGACCGGGCTCAGCAACTACAGGCAACGGTCTAATCGCTTTTATAATGTTTGCAAAATGCACAAACATAGCAGGTTCCGAAGGAGCAGCTAAAAAATCTTTACGAATTGGTCCAGTTGTTCCAACCGATGTTAAGAATTGATTATTAAGTGCAGGAACAGACACAAATTGTCTTGCTAAATGCCAATGATCGAAATCTGTACGCATTAGTCCAACAACCTGATTCCTTTTTACTCTCATTTCATCATATCTTCCCTGATAACCAAATATTCCCTCATTTGTTGCCTCATCTCCAGAAGTAACAAATATTTCTCTATTAAGAATAGCTTGTTCAGAAAGATTAACAAACTCCGGAAAAAAGAAGTCATATTTTGTCTCCCTGAGCCATTGCCTATCTATTCCGTTCTGGTACATGGGTTTAGGCATTACTGATAGTAGTCCCATAATTAATCCATACTCTGAAGCCTTATAAGTACCACAATATGAATCTGATACAGAAATACCATGTCCTGCCAAATTACCTTGTGCCGTTGTATTACTTTCTGAAGTCTGTAATACTTCTGATACAATAATAGGAGACTTAGAACCTCCTATATATTCAGGTCTCTGGAGCCGATCGTCCCTCGGAGATACTCCGAAGTGTGCCTTAAGAAATTCCGTGTAACGTGCTCCTGACCTCGCATTACGTTCCAACCATTTTTGAATCTGGAACGCAAGCCTCAAATCTGCTATGTCAAACGTAGTTATTGCAGCATCTGCAAAATCAACTTCATTGTTATTCAGAAAATAATGTAAATTATTAGCTCCATTAGTATTTCCTGCATATATATCACCATCAATAGTATCACCACGCACTTGTATGTTTTGTGGTGAAGGAGCACTCGAATTATTAAATACTCCCAAAAATTCAGCGTTAGTTGTACCTGTTATAGTTACCGGTAATGCTGGCGCTACTCCTCTTTGTTGCCATGGTAACGCAGAAGTAAAATAATCTTTTTCCCAACGTCTTTGTCCAATGGTTGTCGCTATTAAACTTCTTGGTGTATCTACATTTTCATCTATATAATATTCATTTATAATAAATGAATATGCTCTCCTTGGAAAATCTAACGGATAAGCACCAACATAATTTGTTTTACCCGGTTCAAATCCAAGCCAATCCCATAATGAACCAATAGCACATTCTGTAGCTGGATTTGCCGGAATCCATCTTGGCAAAACCGAATCATCTTCTCCGTCAATTCCGCCGGTTATAAATTCTTCCCAGCTACCCTCTTCTTCTATTTCCGTATCCGGTCCCCAAAGCAACCGATACGGGACGAAGAAATAATGCACATAAGCATTTATTTCATGTAAAATTGGCGCTACCATCGGATTAAACCTTATCACCATTTGATTGCCAATCTTCCAAACATCTCCGGGTACTACCTCGTCGCACATTATAGGATACAAATATCCAAGATCAGCGGTTGCAAGCTTTGTGTAACTCAAATTAAACGCAGACCTCGGCGGTCTATTCTGTCTTACATTTTTAAAAGGTTTCATTATTCAACCTCCATCTCTCCAATCTTTATTTCTTTTAACTCTGAAAATATACCTCCAGACTCTATGTCATAAATACCCATAAAGTACAATACATAATCACCTTTTACGTTATCTGCAACTGTTTTAACAAGTTCATCAAACTTTCGTTTGGCGACACCGTCATTTTTTGCGGTAAATAACGGTCCAAATTCTTCCGCAACTTCATCTTTCACTGCATACAATCTCACCTTATTTTCCATGATCTTACCTCATTTTTAATGTTTCGGCGGGCTTCCTGCCCGCCGAGCATCATCATGAATACATGATGATGTTAAAGTTTTTTCTTCTTCAAATTTACTTTAGCAAGAAGTGTTTTATTTCTCTGTTCGAGTATCGCTTTTTGTGCTTCATTATATTTCATATATTCCGCACTTGTAGCTTTTTTGTAATACTCGATTTCTTGACAATCCTTACCAGTAAATTTTTTTACACGTTTTCTTTCACGCTCTAAAGATTTGTTTTTCCTAAATTCTGATTTTTCTAAACCTAATTTCTTTAAATAGTATCTCGGAAATGTTTGTTCAACTCCAAACATAGTTATTGATTCATTCTCAATTAACTGTTCTTTGTTTTTCAAACAAAATTCAAGACCTATCCCTTTACTTTGTAATTTAAATACTGGTAACCTTCCTTTTTGCCTATATTCAGCCTCCGCCATATCGCCTGTGTATTTCTTATCAATATACTGACATACATAACGTATGCTATCAGGCTCAGCCAGACCGAAAGGGTTACCATCTCTACTTTCCTCCAATATTTTCCAATCGCATTTTTTCCAACATGATCTTATTATTTCCTTTTCTTCTTCTTTTAAGCTCATGCCATAAATTATACAATGGTAATGCGGTCTATCTTTTTCCTCTCCGTATTCACCACAGGCGAGGAAACGTATAACGCGCGGATAGATTGCTTTTCTAAGTCTCTTAAAAAAGTTTTGTAACTCGACCTTTGATAAACTAAGATTCTCCGGCAGAAATTCATCACTATAAGTAAGAGTAACAAATATAGCATCATCCCAGCTATCCATTTCATGAAGACACCTCATTGACCATTCTTTTCTTTTCTGTATTCTACATGCTAAACATTTTCCGCACGGAACCTTTAGCCCATCCGGATAAATATTCCTGTCCAAATTTTTCGTCAATATTATTGGTTTTGTGCATTGCATTTTACCTCAAATCATTTATATCAAAATCTTTTATCCACATAGTCATATTACATGGAAAATCAAACCTTATTTTTCTTCTCATATCATTTTTTAACCTCAAACCTTCCGCAAATTTTTTTAGTATCTTATATTGTGCTGGAGTAAGATCAGGAAGTATTACATTATTATAATACTCTTCTACAGTATTTCCATTTTCATCATAGCAATTAATTATTGCCGCCATGATCTCACATATAAGTTGTTGTTCTTCTTTTTTCATAATCTTATACCTCCACGGCTAACACCATATTTTCTTATTTTTTTACCTTTACGCCTACGGCTTCTAATTTTTGTTTTGTAACCTCTACGTCGACCGTACCTTTTTTTTCTCATAGTTACTTCTCCTTAATTTTGTTCATAATCAAAGAAACAATACCCGGAATAATCGTAATCCATTTAAGGATTTCCTTAATAACCTTTCTTGCCTTTTCTGATTTTTTACTCATTTTAAACCTCACTTTAATTTAATTTTTTTTTACCATCCACCAGAATAATTTTCATCTCCTTGTGATGGCGCAAATTTATTATCTGAATTCTTCAATTGTTTATTCTTGTAATTATTATTAAAGTCAACCATTTTTTCTGTTAACTTCTCTATAGGTCCTTTTAAAACAGGAGATTCAACAGCACCTGCTATATCTCTAATACCTCTCATTGTTTCAGTAGCTCCTTGCGTCGGTGCACCTACCCGCTGACTTAATTTTAAATTATATTTCTTCTCTTTATTTTGTGTATTAACTAATCCTTGCTTTTCTTTTTCTGTTTTTTGTTGTTGTTCTAACAACTTTTTTTGTTCAA